CCGACATCGCAGGCGTGTTGTCGTCCTGCTTCATTACTGCGGACATGGGGAATCCTTGCCGCGATGCTCGCAGCCATTGAAGGTGTTGGTTATTGAGTGATTCGATCAGCGAGGGCGCTGAGGAACATCAGGAAGGTGCAGAGGGCGATGGCGGAGAGGGAGCCGCGCCAGATGAGTAGGTGCCGGGTGCGCTGGTGGGTGGTCAAGGCCTAACCCTCACCGCGATGCGCCCGCCCTTCATGGTTGCCGCAAGGCGCTTGGGCAGCGTGGCCACGGCACGCTCACGCGGCTGGCCGATCACTTCATTGAAGGGAAGGCCGAAACCCAGCATGATCAGTTTCGACTCAACGTCGTCGAGTTGCTCGTCGATCAGTGATTTAACCGGTGCGGTGGTCATGCGGCCTCCTTGCGGTGCCTGGTGATTTTCAGCAGGCGCTGGCAGTAGTGGTTGAATTCTTCGACGGTGATTGCGTCGCCGGTGAGCATGCTCGTGATCATCCGCGCCACGACCGCTTGGGCGCCGGGCTCGCTGGCGGGGTGCTCCAGGGCCTCAAGAGCCTCATCGATCAGGATGTGCGGGCTCATACATCGGCATCCACGTCGTCTTCGCGCTCTTCCCGTTCCGCCGCTACAGCGTCTTCGGCATACGGTCTCAGCAGCGCCACAGCGATCTTCTCGACCGTTTCAATGGGCCGCTGCTGGCCCAGCAGGTCTGCGGCGTGTGACCGGGCATCGCTCTGGCTGCCGAGCATTGCCGACAGCAGCAGGCGGGCAAACGAATCACGCTGGTCCAGGCCGTCGATCTGGCGCTGGTTGAGGTGGCCTTGCAGGACCGTGCAGAACCGGTCGAACGTCACGACCTGCGGCTGGCCGTAGCGACGCTTCCACTTGATGTCGACGCCGCACACCAGGCGCTCCGCCGAATGCTCGAGCCAGTCAGTCACCTCGTCGCTCTCGCTGACCTCTGGAGGCAACTGAGCGTCGTAACGCTCCTGGCAAATAATCAATGCTGCGTTCATGGTCGCCTCCAAGGTGGCGGATTGTTCACCTGTATTCGTCAACACTCACTCCTCCCGCTGGTTGCCGATGGGCGCGGGGGAGGAGTGCTGACGTAATAGAGGTGGGGAAGGGGGTCCAGGCCCGCTACTGGCGACGGCCTGGGTTTGTTGCTTCAGCGGTGTGGCCCGTTGCCCGCTGCTGATTGCAGGGCTGGCCGGTCGTCTTCGGTGTGGGCGTCGAGCTTCCTACTCACAGCGTCAAACAGCATCTGTTCGCCGTGGATCACTGGTCCTTACAACATGCACGCTACAGCTCTGAATGCCCTGATTGAGTGGGGCAGGGTGCATGAGGTCCGGCGCGCCCAGCCGAAGCTATCGGGCCCGCTAATTCAAATCGTTTGGAACTGGCCGTGACCCGCTACTGGCGTCGGTCACCGGCCTTAATCAAATGTTCTTCCAGCCGCGGGCCTTTCAGCTTGTTCTCCCGCTGGATAACTGTTCTTGGCGCTTTACGCTGCACGCCCGGGTCAGTTGCCAACCCTCTGAACCGTTTAGGCCGGTTCATCGCTGCCTTTGAATCTGGGCCGGTGGTTATCCGGCAAGGTGTGTCGCTAAAGATCGGCGCAGCTTTCGCTGCTGGCCGGCGGTGTTCATTGCTGGCTTGAGCTGAATTTAAGCAAGCTGAAATCAATGTGTCAAGCATGCTTAATTAAATAATTCAGATTGCTGAAATTTACAGGCGATAAAAAGCCCGCTCACTGGCGGGCTGATTTAAGAATCGCAGTACTCACGCCAGCCGATCCGGACGGCGCCGTCCTCCAGGTGCTCGATCCTGATGCCGGCGGTGTCGCCGATGTCTTGGAGGACCTGGCGCCAGGCTTCGGGGCTTTCGTCGTCGCGCCTGGAAACCTCCACCAACTGAATTCTCTGAACTCGGGGAGAGGCAATCAAGCCTTGAAGGCGGCGGCCCACAAGCTCGTAAGAATTTCTCGGTTTGGTTGTGGGGTAGGGCGTTTGGTTCATTCTTCGCTCCTTGCGAGTACTGTATTTATATACAGTATTGGTGCTGACATACCTTGGCAAGAGCTCGGCAATAATTTTCATGCACAAATGCATATTTTTGCGGAGGGCTTCCTCGTGTGCATTGGTGCAATGAGCTAAAAGTGGATGGTTGCCAGGATTGCTGAATCGCGAACAAAGAAAAGCCCGCGATGGGGAGTAGCGGGCTTAAAGGGATGATCGCTAGGAGCTGTGGTAACCATAGGCGCCCGACTGTGAAAGGGGTGTGAAAGGCAGTGGCTTATTAGCCGTGCGCATCATTTATGGAAAATTATCTGTTGTCGGTACCCGTTCTCCCCCATCGGTAAAGGGTACCTGCTCTCATCTGTCAGTGAGCGCAATCGCTGTGAGTGTGTAGATTGACTGAAAAGTACCTGGCACTCAGCGGCATCAAAAAATCGTCTGAGCAATGGAAGGACCAAATGGGCAAGTGGCTTGTCAATTTTCAATGAAACCGTAATCAAATCAAGTTGATCGGTCAGGTCTCGATACAGGTCTATGACCATTAGGCTCTCGCTCACGGCAGACGAATAGACATGAACGTCACCAGCACCAATAGGTGTGTGTTCGAAGTAGTGGTTGTACAGCTTGGCAATGTCTAGCTCGATTCCAGCGGCGCTCAAAGCGGCTTCTAAATCCGCATTGGGTGAGTGCTCGTCCCCTACCCATGAAACTAAATCGGACATTGATACGCAGATGTCGAACTCATTGGCATAGACGATGGAAGGCATTGGTGGCAGACCTGGATGATGAGTTTGGCGGTTACGCCGGAGGCAAGAATCACGACGCTGAGGATAGGTTAAAGGTCTGTATCAGTAGGTAGTCACGATCGCCTGGGCGAGCTGCATATCGGACATGAGGGGCGATCTATAGCTCAATCGGTAGTGTCGGCTCGCTTGCTCAAACTGGGCGCCGCGAATCTCGCCGTCCGAACCTATGTAGGCAAGGGCGTCGGTCTTGGCTGACTTGAAAATCTCAGGCGGCTCGGTCGTGAGAGACGTGGTAGCCCCAATTAAAAGGGTCGGCGCGCAAATTGTGAGAAATATCGCGGCAGCGATAGGGTTGGCGCCATCACCTGATACGGCCTGCGTGCTGACCGATGCCAGTAGGGCGATCGCCAGCGTCTTCCATGAGTCCATTCTTCGATGCTTCCATTGCGATCTAAGGGCACCACCATAGCAGGGTAGGGCGTCACCAGAAACAAGAAGCCCGGCGCTGGGCCGGGCGTTATGGTTCTATTTCGACGGAGTCGTCGGTGGCGGTACCGCTTCAGCTTTGCCTGCTTGGAATGCCGACATCGTAGTCTGCATCGCGCCAAATACATTTGCTTGATTCGCGTAGTAAGCGCCAACAAGAATGGCAACCACAGCCAAGAGCTGGACAATCACCGCGGCCCAATAGTTTGACTTGACGGTCGCAGCTTGTTTTGCCGCCTCTTCAGCGCCTTCAGATGCTTTTGTAACTCTGTCTGCGAGCAGCTCATAGCGCTTGTCTCGCTCAAGCTGAGCCTTGTCTCGCTCCGTTTGAGCCAACAGGAACGCGTCGATTTTCGCGGATACGGACTCTACGCGAGCATCCATCTTCACCTCGATGGTCTCGAGCTTTGCGTTCAATTCTTCGCGTGTGATTTCGTTCATGTTTTTAGTATTGACTGTTTTATCATCAATGTCACCGGGCGATTTTATGTCCGATGCTTTCTGAGCAGTGAACGTGGAATGATTTTTGGTGCAAATTTCTAGACGCGTCTTCATCGATTCGGCTGTGAATTTAGTGCTCATTCCCGTCCCCTGACGTCGCGGGCAAAGGTGCTTTTTCACTCATCAGCCATTTGCGAATCACGGCTGCCGAGTGATGGCGAACGAGCCCGCAATTGTCGCAGTACATCGCAAAGGTAGGTAGGAAGTAGTTTTTGGAGTTGACCGCATCTGACTCGAATTTCCATAGACCTTCTTCTGGGCTAGTGAAAATGGAGAACTTCTCGTGATCACAGCCGGCACAGTGCGAGTCCGCACATTTTTCCTCTAAGAAACTAATGAACTCTTCAAGAGTAATGTTTTCGGTTGGTCCCTTGCTCATGCTCATCCTTTGATGTCTAGTTAATTTGAAGCTGATGGACTCCAGCGCGCCACATTTTTCGTTTTTGATTGGCAGTATTCCACCCTCATTCATCCCCTCGGATGAAAAAACAGTTCAGCGCTATCAGCTCAACAACAGCCACGATGGTGCACAGCAAAACGAAGCCAGGGCTGAAGACTCGCTTGCCACCTCATGAGCCCCAACAACTAGGACCCGCGTCGGAAATGAAAGGAAGCAGCGCCAACCAGGCCCAGACCCAAAACTTGCTCCAGAAGCGCTGCTCTCGCCATGCAGTCATTGGCTCACTCCGGGCAGTAATATCAGGAAAACCGGCCATACCCAGGACACTTCATGGCTCTGAGGCGATTTCTGAGAGCTTGAGTCTCGGTATATTCCGAATCCGAGGCGCCCATCTTGGACCGCAGTGCGTATTGCACGAAATCCTCAGCCTGCTGGCGATCTGCGGCTAGCTTGAAGGTACGGCATTGCTCTAGACGCTCAGCTTCCGTCACAGGCATCGGTACTGCGTCGATCTGTTTTTCGTACTCAGTTTTTTCTTTTGGCGTGCTGTAGCAGCCGGAGATAAAAAGTGGCGCAACTATCAGTGTCGCTATCCGAAAGGCATTCATTACCACATTCCTTTGTGCATACGAGCGCTACACAGCTCGCGATATCTCGATTTAGCTTACCGCCCGGGCATACTCGCCCCGGCACACTTGCGGATCAGTAAAACTTCTGCAGCGCCTGCACAACTACGCCCACGATCCGGCAATTCTCGTCGACTGCCTCGATGGGATAGCTGGGGTTCAGCGGTTTCAGGAACAGCCGTCCGCCGTCGCTGACCAGCTTCTTGAAAGTGGCTTCGTTGCTGTCAGGGAGTTTGGCCACGACTAGCTTACCTGGCGCAACCTCGGCCTCGGTGTCCACTAGGATCAGCGTGCCCTCGGTGATGCTCTGGCCGGCGGGCGCTGTCATCGAGTCACCTTTAACGGTTAGCCAGAACGCGGGGCCTTTGGCGTCGTACTCCGAAAACTCGTAGGTGTCCGAGGTTCCAGCCGGGTAGGGCTCCACTGCTTCCGCCCAGGCTCCAGCGGCTACCCAGCTCACTACCGGGTAGCGGAATGATTTGGTGGGTTGGGCGGCGGGGGAGACATTTGATTCTGAGGCCTCCCGCTCCTCACCTTCACCAATAGCAAGCCACTCAGCCCGGAAGCCAGTCGCTTTCGCCAGAGCGTAAAGATTCTCCGGTCTGAGGCTTTTGCTCTCACCAGTAATCCATTGAGTAACTGCGGAATTTGCAACGCCGCAAAGCGATGCAATTTCTCCTTTCTTTTTACCGCTGACCTGTATGGCGCGGGCGATGCGTTCGTGTCTTTCCATGAACTCAATATTAAGTTAACTGAATTTAAGCATGCAGTACGCAGAAAACACAGTTGATGAGGTTAATTAAGCATGCTTAAATTGCGAGAGACCCGAACGAGGATTCGCAATGAACACGCATGAAGTCGCCGAATTCTTCGGCAGTAAGACAAAGCTGGCCTTGGCCCTGGGCATCCGCCCAAGCGCCGTGACCATGTGGGGGGAAACCATTCCCGAATCCCGGCAGTACCAGATTCAGATTCTTTCCAAAGGAAAGTTCAAGGCAGCAAAGAAGGCTCAAGCCGCCTGACATCTATGTCCGCCGTTCCATTGAAGCCAGATTAGAAGAGAGCAGTCCCCATGCAAACGTCCAGTTCCAGACACACCGTACAAACCCGTGATCAGGTGCTGGTCGCCCACGCTGCAAACCAGATCGCACGCACCAGCTTGAGCCAAGACGACTTTGCCCAGACGCTGAGCCGCGAACTGCATCTGTCGTGCCCAGATAAGGCCATCGCCAAAGAGGTGCCGGACTTCGCCGCGCTTACCTTGCAGAACGACGTATCCGACTTTGTGAAGGCGACCGGCCGCTGGCTCAAGCGCGTTCAGCGCTGGCTGTCCGGTGATCAGGAAATGCCGTCCTGGCTGGAAGAGTCGTGGGTCAACGCCCTTGAGCCTGAATACCGCGATCACTGCCTGAACGAGCTGGCGAGCCGCCACGGCCTGACCGGCGCCCGCCATATGACCAGCGACCAATGCGCGAACAAAAGCTTCGGCGCGCTGATCCGTGCGCTCGGCGATGTGATCGACACCGGTAGCGAGGTGTTTGACGACCAGGTGATGTGCGAACTGGATCTGCCGCATTTGCCAACTTTCGCCAGGCAATGCCGCCAGGTTGAAGCGAAGGCGGGAGAGCTGGGGCGCCGTGCCGAGCAGTTGCTCGCTTCGGCCCAGCGAAATTTGAAATCTGTTTCCTGATTTCCCGCGCATGCGCGGAAATCGGTGCCCATCGGGTTCGCACTATGAATTAAGCGGATCTGAAACCCAGGCACAAAAAAGCCGACGGTCGAGGTCGGCTAATTCGATAACACTTTGTGAGGCCGATTATATGCAAACCCAGCCACATATCAATAGCACTACCAATCTCGCGCCACGTTTTCCGCAATCTGAAAACGTGGCGCGCAAAACTATGACCTCCCGCGAGATCGCCGAACTGGTCGAATCTCGCCACGACAGCGTGAAACGCACCATCGAGAGACTGGTCGAACGGAAGGTTATTGGTTCTCCACCAATGGTGGAATACCTCGACGGCCTCGGCCGCCCAGCTGCCGAGTACCTGATCTGCAAGCGCGACAGCTTCGTTGTTGTAGCGCAACTCAGTCCAGAGTTCACCGCCGCCCTCGTTGACCGATGGCAGGAACTGGAAGGGCAGGTCGCGCAACCACAGCAGCTCTCCACCATAGAAATTCTGCAGATCGCCATGGAGTCTGAAAAAGCCCGCTTGATGCTCACCGCCAAGGTCGAGCAGCAGGCGACGAAGATCCACTCCTTGGAGAACTTGTTCAAAGAGGGCATGACCCACACCCAGTTCTGCAAGGGCCTCAATGGGGTCAACGTCATGCAGGTGGGCAAGTACCTGGAAGCGCGCAGCTGGCTCTACAACGAGAGCAAGTGCGGCCTACGTCACCGTGTTGGCTCCTATGCGCGCGACAAGTACATGACCGAGCACGAGGTCGAAGTCATCCCGCACGGCAAAGACCCTTTCATCTCCTACACGCCGGTTCTGCTGAAGAAGGGCGCCACACGCCTGTACGACCTGTACCTGGCCAGCGAGCTGCCCATGAAGAAGACCTGGGACGGCTTGTTCACGCACGAAAAGGCAATGCGAGGTGCTGCGTGAGCATGGGCCTTATGGTCGCCGCGATGAAGCTTCGCGTCGGCAACCCATTGCGCAAGCTGGTACTGATTAAGCTGGCCGACAACGCTAGCGACATCGGCGAGTGCTGGCCGTCCTACCAGCACATTGCCGACCAGTGCGAGATCAGCAAGCGTTCTGTCATGAACCACATCACCGCTCTGTGTGAGGCGGGACTGTTGCGGAAGGAGATCCGGAAGGGTGGTCCAAAGGGGAATTCGTCGAACGTTTACTTCCTGACTCTCGATGGTGGTGCACCTCCTGCACCAGGGGTAGCGCAGAAGATTCACCCGGGTAGTGCAGCAGGTTCACCCCCTAGTGAATCTCCTGCACCAGGGGGTAGTGCAGCAGTTGCACCCAGAATCAGTAACTCTCTTGAACCAGTCATGGAACCGGTCATTGAACCAATTGCACCCCCGGCTCCCGCCGAGGTCGTGCCGGTTCAGTCCCTCGGCTTGGTGCTGGTGGTTGATCGCACCGACGCTCCACGGGTCGAGATCCCCGCCGACATGCCGGGTCCCAAAGACCAGACCTGCAAAACCTTCAAGGTCTGGGCGAACTACGCCATGGCTTACCGCAAACGCTACAGCGCCTGGCCGGTGTGGAATGCCAAGGTCGGCGGCCAACTCGGCCAACTGGTTGACCGCCTCGGTGCCGACGTCGCCCACCACGTCGCTGCCCACTTCCTGAAAACCAGCGATGCCGCTGTGCTGCGCAAGTGCCATAGCCTCAACGAGCTGCTGTCCAACGCCGAGAGCTACCACACCCAGTGGGTGACCGGGCAGCGCATCAACGGCACAACCGCCCGCCAGATGGAGCGGACCGAAGCAAACCACTCCGCAGCG